CTTGATTCTCTAAATCCTGCAAAAAGATTTCAGATGGATGCCTATCACCGCACACCCTTCGAAGTGTGCTCCAATCTTGCATGAATAAAGATCGCGCCCATCCTGCAATCTCATATCGCCTTAAATTGCAAGATTTACACAACACTCTCAAATTCATGTCCATATCACTCCCGTTCAATCGTTTTGGAATTATGTGATCAATATGCAACTGACCTTCAGTCTGCCCACATAACTGGCATGTATAGGAATCTCTAATGAGTATGCGTTTGCGTATCTCACGCCAGCCTTTAGTTGATCCATTACTCCATGCTTTGCTCATTAGTAATGCTTGTTCTTTTGCCAGTATGCCCAGGCTTGGCATGGGGTTGAATGCCTGTGCTTGATGTACTTCAAACCTAAACTGATTTGCTCATAGGGATCAGTTGTAGTCATCTTTAATAGCTGAGGAATGCCTGATGCAGTTGATGTCTTATTCCTGGCTTTGTAATTCCAGTTGCTCTCTTTTGTCCATAACAACTCTAAACATCTATATTGCTTTGCATCAATGACTAATGAGTGTGCATAGAGTTTGTAATGATCAATAGGTGTTATTGAATAAGTTTTTTCGCTAGAGATGATCTGCAATAGCAGAACACACAATACTCCCGATAGTGAGCCTCGCTTGGAGATCGTTGCGTTGCATCTCCAGCGGCTTGGTGAGCGTAGTGCATGTGTCAAGTCCATGCAAATCAAATTCCAGTAGTGATTGTCAGCGAGTCATCAATGATCTTGATACCTAACTTGCCACAACCGAAGCATTGAGCAAACCATTCATGCTCAGTTAATTCAAACACGCCTTTAGTCAGACCAAATGTCTGTTTGCCTGGTCTGCCTAGATTGGCACATGTTGAACAATTAAATTGATGCGTCTGCATAGATACTCCCTGCAAGGGTTTCAACTGGGCGCAGGTTGATCTGAGATACCCACCATGATCCTGATTTGTGCAAGAACCTGGGTTTTCGAGCAATTGCTACTGGGATGTATCCAATGACTCTGTAATCAGGTGAGCGACCAGTAACCAGGAGAATGAGATCATGCTCGCGATCAGTAGGTTTGCAGATTGCATGTGCTGATTCCCATGATGACCACCTCACCTCAATGTTGCGACCAATATCAGCGGTTTGTTTCCACTTTGATTGACTGGCATCAAATTGCTCAAATCCCAATGCTTTAGCTGCTGCGATCTCAGCCCCAATGGATTCGGCTTGGTTGTAGATGTTTTGAAAATAGGTGATCTCTTTGATGTTTTCTTTAACACCCATCTGCCTACATTCTTGCGTGCGCGTTAATGCAACCCTGGCTGCGTGCATTTCCTCAGCAGGGCTTAAGGTCACGGCGATCATCTATTTATGTGTCTTAGGTAGCAGAGTTTGCAGATTGAGAATCTGCTATCAACAATCCTGATCAGATCAGCCTTATTGACTGGCTCAAAACATGCATCACATTCCTGAGCCTGTTTGCTATTAAGCAATTCACCATCTCTAGTGATATGCGCGGTTACTCCATCACGACTGAAAGATATTGCGCCCATCATTGCCAAATCGGTTTGCATTGATTTGTCTTTGATCCGCATACATATCCTGCATAAGGCTTTCCAGTTTTGCCAACGCCAGCCTTTTCAAGCATGTAACCATGAGAACACTGAGGTTTTTCTGAGGGTTGCTCATTGCTTAGAATCTCATGAACTGCAACATCTAAGGCAAAACCTGCGGTAACTGGCTCGCGATCAGGAACAACTGCAAGATTGACCCGATCCATCCGATCAGCTGATTCTCTAGGAATTCCCTCACTGAATTTGCTGATCCCACCTGTGTGAAGCGACCTGCCCAGGCTAGATGTTGCTGCATTCTCGCATGGGAAGCGGTTGTTTATGCTACGCAATTCCTCAGCGTAATCGGTGGCAAATGGGAATACATCAGTGCATTCTTTGTAGATGTCAGTCTGCACGATATAGCGTGTGCCATCTTGGTGAATTAGTTTTTGATCAATGCGACCATTTGGGTATCTGATCCAAAACTTTTCAATTCGCTCGGCAACTGTTTCATAATTTTCAAGTGCCATCGGATTCACCGAACCTTCTCAGCAGATTTTTTGCTGACGAAGGAGTAAAACTCTGCCCGATTGGTTGGGCTTAATACCAGGTGTTTTTGTTCCCACTCACGCCAGGCGGTTGTTGAATCTATTTCACGACCATGCTTTAATGTAGTTAGTAAATCTCTAACCAGGTTTGCTGTTCGTAGTTTCAAGTTATCTCTCCCTATAACTAGGAGATAACCGATCAAAATCTCGGGAGTTTAAGCGTAGATTTATTGACCATTCGTGTCCGAGTGGTCATACCTACTCTTAAGAGGTCGTAAGCCTCACTCCCGAGATTTCAACCAGCATCTCGGATTGTGAGGAAAGTATGAGTGCAAGCACTGACATTGCGCAAGAGCAACATGCCGCATTAGCAACAAATATTAATTCGCAAACCCCTTGCCTAACTCTCATTGAAGGGGTTAGTGTTGCGGATAAGCAACCCATAAGAGCCAGGCGGGGATCAGGTGTCCCCACCACTTACAACCGCAAGCGGAATTCGGTGTATGAAGAAATGGCTACTGTCAGTGAGATTTACCTACGCGGTGGTGAGCCAGTCCAGGATTGGCATGTTGAGGTGGGTGATTTACTTGCCAGGCGATATGAGATTGCAGGATGGGCAAGATCATTATTCATGCAAGATTGGAGCACACTTCGAAGGGTGTGCGGTGATAGGCATCCATCTGAAATCTTTTTGCAGGATTTAGAGGATCAAGTTTTAAGAGGTCAGACTCAAGCAACGCGTGAGAGTTATGTCGGGCGGATGCGAAGCGTATTTAACTCACTGCGCATGTTAGGTGTGATTCCATTAACTCACCGACCTGATGATGGCTTGCCTAAGATAAAGGTCACCAGGGCTGATCCTCGCCCTTTATCAAAGGATCAGGTGTTGTCCTTGATCGCTAATGCACCTGAGCCAATGAAGGAGTGGTTTACCTTAGCCGCGCTGACTGGAATGCGAGCAGGTGAAATCTCAGTGATTCAGGGATCTTGGCTTGAATTACATGGCGGGCAATACATGCTTAGAATTTTTGGTAAAGGTCATACTGAGTTAGTTGTGCCAGCCCACAAAAAGGTTGTGGAGATAATCCTTGCCAGGAAAACATTGGGCAGGTTGTATGACATTGCTCCGAATTACCTTAGCCGAAAGGCATGTGAGGAAATGCGAAGGCAAGGCATCATGACAAAACATAATAAGAATCGGGATGGATCGCGTTTGAGTTTTCACTCATTCAGGCATTTCTTTGCAACTGAGATGCTGATCGCTACTAAAGGAAACTTGGTCACTACATCAAAGTTGATGCGCCATGCCTCACCTGTTGTGACTATGCGATACGCAGGATTGATCAACAATGAGCAGCGAATTGCAATTGATCTGTTGATGGATGATGTGAATTGGGATGACTTAAAAGGATTTAAGGATCAATCCCTTTTTGACAATATCTCGTAAATGGAATCCACCCTGGCACTTAACACTCTTAATTCATCTCGAAGGCTTTTGCCTGAATTGGGTTGTAATTCCAACATGATTGATTTGGTGACAAATCTAACCACTGAATAGATTGCAGTGAGCAGGGCAATAGCGCACCCGATCACCGCAACCCATTCATTTGTGCTCATTACTTGGATGAAGCCACTCTGCCAAATGCGGCATCATTAGGATTCAAGTACCTCAAGATCACTGGGATTGTTGCAGCCAGTCCAGCGTTCAAACATATTTTCCAACTAACAACATCATAAGTCATCCAGCATGTCAGGGCAGCGGTTGCGAATGAACGCCCCCAGGATGCTGCCATTAGTTTTGCCTTCTCCATATTAACTCGCCTTCTCTAGTTTTAACTTTCCAATCAATTCAGCACATTTGGCTGGATTAAGTGAAACCTCAAAATGCATTTCATCCTTGCGCCCTTTGTAATCTCCACCCCAGGTCAGTCCATATTTCTTGCATAGTGCCTGGATCAAAACAATCTGCATTGGCGTGAATGTGCCAGCATGACCCAGGGGATGCTTAGTCGCATTCAGATCAATTGCAGTGCCACTTGAATGATTGCTCAGATTCTCTGATGAGCCGCGCACATTCCTGAAGCAATAACCCCAATCATCCAGTTTTCCTTCATCAATCTTTTCAACATGTGAATCAAATTCAGCAGCGAATGTCACCAATAGGGGAGCGACTGATTTTGCGCACCTGAGTTTGATCTTTGTGCCAGGCACTGCAAATGATGCAATGCCTATTTCTTTTGGATCAATGGATGCTTTCCAGCCATTCTGACTGATCAACTGAGTAATAGTTTTGCCTCATCAGCAGATATACCCAAGCGATCAAGCAATGCGGATTTGGTTGATGCAGTTGCATCCTCAGCCGCCCTGTTTTCATCACTGATTTTTTTGTTTGCTTTATTTGCAGCAATTTCAGCAGCAGTTGCTTCTCTATCTAATGCCTCACCTGTTGTCACATTTACCTCATGTATTATCATTTTTGACCCCATAACTGGATTGTTCCTGTCAGTAGATTTGTGCCACCTGCAACAAATTCAATTGATGAAATTGCGGTTGAGTTTGTATAGTTTCCGCTGCCATAGATATTCATTGGGTCAGCACTACCATAACGCCCAGTTGATAAATATGAATAATTTTTCTTGACGCTTCCTGCATAATTATAGATTGTAAAAATGCTGCTGTAAGATGTAACATCTGTTGTGCCAGCATCCTGAGATGGAATTACGGAGAACCAGTCAAAACCTTGCCCAATTGATGATGTGTTTAATCCTCTAGTGGTTGGCGCAATTCCGTTTCTATTTGCGGTTGCAAACCAATTGTAGTTGTAATTAGAATCATTATTAAATGTAACTAAATTGCCATAATAAAATGCATTTGTTCCTGTTTGTGTAGTGCTTCCAACAATTACAAGGTTTTGATAAGTGCTTGGAATTGATGTGAAACTGAATCCACTTGCAGCACTTGGAGATGCGGTAGCAATTAAAGTTAAACTGCCAGCAGCAGCAGGTGTTGTCCATGTTGGCACACCGCCCGCAACTGTTAAGACTTGACCAGTTGTGCCAACTGCCCTGCGCGCCAATGTGTTTGCAGCGGATGCATAAAGCATGTCACCTGTTGTTGTTAGCGTTGATTGTGCAGATGCAGTCCATGCAGGAATTCCTGCAACAACTGATAATCCCTGACCAGTTGATCCAGCACCTAATCTGCTGAATGTTCCTGCTCCAGTGCCATAAATTAAATCACCATTGGTTGTGATAGCAGTTGCCATTGAGTTGGTCACTGTCACATCACCTGATGTACCACCGCCACTGATACCGACACCAGCAGTCACGCCAGTAATATCACCAGGGTTAGTTGCAGTCCATGCAAAATCCATGTCAGCATTTGATGCTTTGGATAATATTTGACCAGTTGTGCCACCTAATAAATCACCCATTGATGTGGCAACGGCTTGACCAAAAACCTCAAAGTCAGCAGGTAAGTCAGTTACCAAATCGACGGCAGTCGGCATCTGCCAGCCAAATGGAGTGGTTGGATTACTCATTTATTTCTCCTTTTCTATGCAACAATTGTTGCGTTTTCCCATGTAAGTATTGGTGAAAGTGTTTGCCATTCCTCAGTGATCGGCACATCATTCCAACGCATTGCATTGAGTGAGTAAGCCAATGGCGACATGACTGGTGAGAATGAAACCTGGTTGTATGCGGCTTTAATTGTCCAACCCTCAACAAATCCCTGAAATGATCCTGAACTCATATTCAATGGCAGATCGGCAATTGATACTGGCATTCCCATAAATATATTGATTAGTGAATCTCGATCACCATCACTTAATTCAGGATTGGTTAATTCATAAGTAATTGAGTTAAACATTGGTTGTGGGTAGGCGCGGATTGCCAGGTAAAAATCAGCCTGATCAGTTGCATCACCTGCGTTAAATATTGTTGTGGTAAATATCTGCGCCAAATCACCATAGATTGCAATTGATGCTGCATCTGATGCGCTGACCTCACTAGCCGATAAAGCACCATATTTGATGGTTATGTTATTTCGCACATCTCCTGCGCGGGTTTGAATTTTCAATGAATTCGCCAATGCTTCATTGGCAGTTAAATCCACATAACCATTTGCTGCCAGGTAATTGGTGCGGTGGGTTGAATCAGCATATGAGATACGCCCCTGAGCATCCTCATATAGATAACCCAATCCTGAATTCGCCAGGGCTGAAACCAATGAATAAACATCAGTGCGATCTGATGTGCGGTGTGCCAATTCATAATTACCAGGCTGATCAATCTCACCCAATCCAGTGTTAAATGCGTTTGACCAAGTGACTGGATCAGCAGTTGCCCATGTCAATGCCGCTGGCACTTTATTCCATTGCGCAAATAACACCGCTTGCAAAATCTTATAGATTTGAGTGCCATCATGTGCTTTAGTCAATACGCCATTGGTTAAGGCTTTAGGTAATCGTGCCAATGCACCCAATGCAATAATTGTGACTGTTTGTGAATATGCAACTGATCCAACATCAGTGACTGAAACTGCAACATCAACAATTGAGCCACCAAATATCGGCACAAATGTTGCGGTTGAATCCTGCAATTCAACTGTTATCGACTGATTGATCTCAGCCAAAATGGGGGATTGATCCAGGTTGATCAATTCAATGTTTATGTATCCCGCTTGCGCCTGGGTGTAAATATTGGTGCGACCACTGGTGATGCTTAAATTCGCAAGAATCGCTGTTGTGTAATCAACTCCATTTATTTTAACCCGCCAAACTGGATTCCAGACTGTCATTTCAAACCTGCCAAAATGGATGCGCCATTAGTGCCGCGATAATATGAATCATTTAATGTATCGACAATTGTTCGCGCAGTACCTTCAGAATCAATTGCTCCATTGACTGTTATGAAATAACTCATTTGAGTAGGGGATACACCTAATGCAGTTGCTAATGCACCACTGCCTGTCGGCACTGTGTAATTAACATTTCCTAAGACACCTAAAGCGGGTGCAAATATCTTTGAGTAATCACCACTAGGGGTGTCCAAAAGGCTCTTGGTTGGCGTAGGTGAAGGCACTGAGGGTGTTGATGATGCTGATGGTTTTGATGTTGATGTTACATCTCCGCGCTCACCCGCCCGCTGTTCGGCTGCTGCTGAGGCTGCTGATTGACCAATTTTGTTGAGGTAAGGAATATCTGAACCAGGCTTGATTAAATTCAAACCTCGAATGACAAGGTTGATTGAATCGATAATGAAATTCACAATTGGAGTTATCGCGCCCAGGATTGTGCCAAATGCGTTGATGATTGCTGATGCCACTTTTGCTCCGACATCAATCAAGAATCCAAATACTGTTTCCAATACTGGCAGCACATATACCTTGATCAATTCAATGAATTCAGCAAATTTCTCTTTGTTCTTATCTATTGCTTCAGCAATGACATCCCATGCATCCTTAAATTTATTAAAGATTGGTACGCCATATTCGAATATGTATCCGATCAACTTCTCCAGGATTGGCAGCAAGGCAGTGCCAATTGCTTCCTTGCCTTCCTCAAAACCTTGCTTCAAACGATCAATGCGCCCAGCAAATGTGTCTGCGTATTTAGATGCCGCGCCACCCCATAAGTCTGCAAGTCTGCCTGTTTCATCTTTGAATGACATGGTTTTTGCTTCAGCACTGGTGATACCGATTCCCAATTTTGCAAGTTTTGCATCATTGCCCTCATAGGCTTTAGCCAATGCCTCGGTAACTGTTCCCAAATCTTTTCCAGTACCTTTTGAAATATCCATTGCCAAATTTAATAATTCTTGGGATGTTTTAACATCCTTAGTGGAGATTGACAACCGCTGCATTGATGCACGCAAATCCATATCGCTCACACCTGTTGCCAGTTGCATCTTTGTAATGTATGCCTCAGTCGCAGCAATCTGAGAATCAGTTGCACCTGTTGCTGCCTTTAATGCACCAGCCAATCTAACCTGGGCTGCCTCATCCTCGATTGCAGCCTTTACTCCATCAATGCCAATTTTGACTGCGTAGGCAGCAGCGGCAGCAGCAGCGACTGCAAATGCCACGCCAATTTTCTTGCCAACGCCTTCCATTTTGTCACCAAATGATTGTGTATCTTTTTCACCCTGGGCGAGTGATTTCTTTAATTGATCAACATCCGCCAGGATGGAGAGTTTAAGGGTGCGTGATCCTGATGCCATCACCACTCCTTGATTATCTGATCAAATGATTTTTCCCATTGGTCAATGATGTATGGCTGTTCTTTGCGAAGCGTTGGGTAAATAAACCAACCGCGTGATCCGCGACCTTCTTTGCCTGACCACACTGGGAATTGCTTAAACTTATTTGATCCGAATTCTGAACCGCCCCATAGTTGCTGAGTTGTGCCGCCGCCACTGAATTTTTGTGAAGCAAATCCGAAACTCATTTCACCGATCTTTGATGACTTACTTACACGCGAACCCTGGGCAATAGGGGAAGCAACTTTGCGTGAGAATAATCCGTTAGCGGCATCAATAATCTTGCGCTGTAAATATTCAACCAATCCGCTTGATTCTTTTTTCGCCTGGACAACCGCCTCATCACTCATTGCGCCGAATGCTTTGATGATGCCACGCAATTCCGCTTTGTCATAAGCGATTGCATCACTTGCCATTGCGTTGCTCCAATATCTCTAAAGCGGTAAGAATCTGCTCTGCGGTTTCCCATTCACTCATTGGGATTGATGTGGCAATTGCCAACTCA